TTGGTCTTTTTCTGTGACCATCTTAAACTCTTTGTGTAGCATTTCTTTTGTATAAAACATATGTATTCCTCTCTCTGTTAAGTTAATGATATTAGTATATAACAAATCGTTCCAATTGTCAAGCCTGTAAAAAGTATTGATTTTACTTGATTTTCTACACCTGGAACACACCTGGACACGCCAGGATTGGTGATTCTTAGCTTATGTGAGTAGTACATCATCTACTTTCCTGCCTCACTATCAATCTCTAGTTGTATTGATGTATCAATATCTGATTGAGTCTCAGCCCATTTATCAAATTGGTCAACCTCATTTTGTAGTTTATCTTTGTATGTGGTCAACACTTGTTTAGCGTCATTAACTCTACCATCTTCAATCTGACTCAAAGCGGTATTGATAATATCTATTGTTGCTATTTCACTTATCATATAGTCCTCCTAAATTCCTAGTGCCTTTATTGTTTGTTCTTCCGTGGTAGGTAATTGGTGGCCACTAGATAACCAATCTACCATCTGTTCAAAATAAAACGCCTCATCTGTTTTACCTTCTTGTTCTAATAATTTCTGAGCATTCTTAAAAAACTTTAGAGTTGTCATATCCTTCATTGTCGGATCGGCAGCTCTTACTACTTTACCTGGTCTTTGATTACTCATCAGCTAACTCCTTTTTAAATTCTGGTAAGTGATTAAGATTAGCAAATCTACCATTCTTATCAACAGCATATGCTAAAGTCTGTCTATGTTTCTTAATAGTTTTTTTAAACAACTCTTTTGCCTCTTTATAAGTTTTTACAACTGTCTTTGTACTTCTATCCAATGATCTCCACTCCATAATAGAATACTCTACAGCACCATTTATTACGCCTTGTTCCCATTCATTTGGTTTATTATTCATCTTGTAAATACCGGTCCTAATATAATTGATAATAACATTAAAGGTACAACAATAGATAATGGCCAAAAATTCCAAAAGTCTTTCCAACCTAAATCTTGTTCTTTCTTTTGTTTATTAATATCTCTTTTGACTTCTCTCATCAAGTTGTTAATAGGTTCGCCTTTACTAAAATTAGGAAAACCTAAGTCATTACACATTCTTACTTGATTATAAACTGACTCTAAAGTCTTTTTCTTTACTGTAATAGTTACCGTTTTAGACACCAGTTACCTCACTCATTACATTACCGTCTTTATCTCTTACAACACCAGCGTTAGCGTCTTCTTCTTCAGGTGTCATTACTTCTACCTCGTCAGCGTAAGTGTCAATATGAATATCTTCCGCTTCTTTTGCTTCTTCTAGTGTTTGATTGTATGTATCGGTATCCCAACTTACTTTACCTATATACTTCGTTGTATCTGAATCTGTATAGTTAGCGTCTACCATATATGTCTCAACACCATCATTAGCATCCGTAATATCTTTACCTATTTTACTGTGATTGATACCACCAGAGTCTAAAAACTTTTGGTCTGCCTCATCTTTGTCTTTTGCTAATACATCTTGTTCAACTTTAAGTGTATAGTATGTTGTCTTTCTGTATAGGTTTTTACCTACATCTTGTTTAAAATAAAAGACATCTGTTTGTGGTTGTTTTATCATTAGTCCTCCTTCTTATTATTATCTTCACTTGACATTAATAGTATAACATAATGTATTGCTTTAAGCAAGTCTTTTCTGTTCTTACCATTTTTTTTACCATATCTACATAGATATTTGATAGCATTGGCTTGGCAGAAATCTTTATCTATACCAAGTTGTCTTAACATATCTTGTACCTGAAAACCATCTTTAGTTGTAGAATAGTGTTGGTCATAGGTATCACCTATATATTTTTTTACTTCATCTAATATTTTATCTTCACCGTATTTCATTAGTGACACTTCTTTCCGTTGTAGCTATAAACTTTACTTTTTGTCATAGCTGGGTTAAAATCTTTTCTTAAACTTGATCTATCATATTGTTGACCATAATCGTGCCACATATGTAATTTTTGTGTTTTATACTCATCTTTACTCATTACATCACCATACACATCAGCAAAAGATGTATAATAATCTTTTTCGGTAACAATATCAATATTGGTAACATTTTCAAAATTCTTTGCTGTCTCTTTATAGTTCCAATCACAATGTTTTAACATCTTCATTTTAAAATCTTTATTAGTAAATTTATTAAGATACTTTATAGGTACATTTCTGTATATTGTTTCATATAAATTAAATGTTTCACACTCATTTTCAGGATCTCTGTATTCTCTTAAATAGCAAACGTTAAATGTACTCATTAAAGATTCTCCTGTATTACTTCATCAATATTTTCTGAATCGATACCTAACATAGTAATATTTGCTGTATTTAAAATATCTACTTTAGCAGTATCTAGGTCAATCTGACCATCTTTTACTTTTTTAAGGATTGTATCAACTGCTTTATCAGCAACATCTTCAGCCCATTGTTTTACTTTTGACATAGTGTGTTCTCCTTTTTGTTATTCATACTATTATAATATCATACCTGGCACCAAAGTCAAGCGCTAATTATCGTTGATTTTACTTACTTTTTTAAAGAACAGAACCAGAACATTTGACCAGAAGGTCTATTTTTCTTATTTCCAGTTGGATTTTACCCATTCCTGGTCTGATTCGTGTGGTTTTGGATTGCCGTGGAAGATTGCCACTTTAGCACTCTTTGATTGTTCAAAGGTCCAACTATTCTTATGAAATCTGGTCTGACTACGGTCTAGCCATTTGTATGATTGTGTCCAAGTATCATCAAATATCTTTACATTTTTAACTAATGGTTTTTTATCAACTAAATCTGTTATGACATTTTGGTCGCCTTGTAATCTCATAAATTCTGACTGCTTTTCTAAAAATGGTTTCCAGATACCAGCAGTAGCATTTGAATTATTAAACTTTAATATACTAGAATTATAAAACATCTGAGGTTGACCAAAGTCTCTCATCACACCAAAGGTCTCATCATTACCAAAGTTAGCAAAACAATCTATATTACCTAGTATGACCACATCTAAATCAAAATATAAACAGGGGCCCATAAGATTGGCTTCAGGACTAAACAAAGATAGTTTGTTCCAATAACCTGTATATTCTTCAGCAAATGGTAATTTTCTTGCCTCAAAGTTATCTTCTTTAACTACTTTTTGTAATTTAATGTGGTTTGTATAACATATAAATTTAAATGGCACGGTAAGGTGTCGCTTTACCATATTATATAAATTTTGAGTATAGACAGGTTTAAACTTTAAACCCCAATTAACACACACTACATTTATCATAAATTAATCCAATTGTAAACAGCTCTCATACTTAATATTAAATACATTAATTCCATTAAAGCTCTTGGCCAATCTTTATCTTTTAAACCAAAGTAAACCCACATTACACAAGCTATCACACTTAAACTCCAACCAACCCATTGAGTTGATATATTAGCTGATGATAAAATAGATACACTAGCCATTGCTATAAAAAAACCTAACCATCTCCAACCGTTAATGTTTTTATAGTATCTAATTTTCATACTGCTACATCATTATAAGCTTTAATTGTTTTAATTACTTTTTCCATATCGTCTAACTTTATCATATTCGGACCATCACTAGGAGCATTGTCGGGGTCTTCGTGTGTTTCCATAAAGATAGCGTCTGGTTTAAATATCGTTGAGGCGTAGGCCATATATGGAGCATAGTCTCTGTTACCACCACTACTATCGCCTTTACCACCTGGTTGTTGTACACAATGAGTAGCGTCCATACATATCTTTGTACCAAATTCTTTCATCTGTATTAGGCCTCTGTAATCTACCACTAATTGATTGTAACCAAAAAATGTGCCTCTTTCACATAACATAATTTTTTCTTTTGGTAAACCTGTTGATGTGAGTTTATCTACAACACCTTTCATATCCCAAGGTGCTAAAAACTGACCTTTCTTTACATTTATCATTAAACCTGTTTTACCAGCAGCCAATAGTAAATCTGTTTGTCGGCATAGAAAGGCAGGTATTTGTAATATATCTACAAACGGTGCCAGTTCTTCACATTGATGTGGTTCGTGTACATCTGTTAGTGTATCAATGCCTGCTACATTTAATGCTTGAAATATCTCTTTACTTTCTTCTAAACCTAAACCTCTTTTAGATTTTAAACTTGTTCTATTTGCTTTATCAAATGATGATTTAAAAACATAATCAAAGCCATTATCATCACAAATCTTTTTCATTTTATTTGCTATCATAAGGGCGTGTTCTTTTGATTCTAATTGACAAGGTCCTGCTATAATTATCATACTTGTTGCTCCATTAAAGTTTTGTGTGCTGTACCATTATTTATCTCTGCCATAGTAAACTGGTTTTCTACAACAAATTGTAACCACTCTCTTATTGTTTCTCTACCAGGTTTTAGTGGTTTTTCTATCTTTGCTAAATCTCTACCTGATACTGGCGAAGCCACGTTCATATTGTGAGTTATTGCTGGTACTTTATTTAATACAGCGTCTATGGCCGCCATACTCATATTGGTAACTAGACAATGACAATTTTTTAAATCTTCTTTTATGTCTTTGTTCCACCATTGATTACCAGGTCTTGGTTTATTTCTAACTCTTATTTCTCTTTTTGTGTATTTTTTTAATTCTGCTGATACTTGATTTATCCAGTCTTGTTGTGATATGCCGTTTATATGATAAGTTACCGTTGGTGATGAAGGACAAAGTAATATATGTTTTGTTTCGCCTGTGTACCAACCTTTAAAATCTACATCTATACCTTGTGATCTTAATTTATTTAATCTTTTACCATTGCCTACTTTACCTCTTATTGTATGAAGGCCACCTTTTATAATTCTAAAATAAGTTTTACTAGGATCGTGTATAATAGGACTAGGGTATCTAGTTATCTGTTCAGTAATGTAACCTGTATCCACAAACCACCATTCTTCTTTTTTATTAATACATTGTCTAATATCCTCTGTCTGGCCATCACCTAAACCCCAGAAAAAGTGTACAATTTTATCTGTCTCTGGCCAACCTTTTTTAAAATGAGGCCAAAGTTGGTGTGATAAACAATCTTTTCTAGCTATTTGATGATAAATGTTCATTATAAAATTTTAGTGCCTCTTTATGTTTTCTTTTATTATAACCCTCAGCAAACTGATAAGCCATATAATTATCATTTAAATGTACAGGTTTATAATTTGCTCTAATTAAATATATTTGACCAAAAGAATATTTACCAGGCCCCTTTCTTATTCTTTGCCATAGTCTATTTCCACTTTTAGACTTTTCTGTTTTTAACATATTATATATTTCATTTTTTGGTCTTAATGCTTCTTTATCAGCAATTGTAATAAAGTCAGCCGTTTTTACTTTAGCCTTATCACTCTTATGACCAACCCAAAATTCTGGTAAATCGTATGTATCGTATTCATTATTGTAGTGTGTCTTTAACTCTGAACCTATTAGTGTAAAAGTTCTTTTGCCTTGTTGTGTAGCCAATATTTCATTGACAATATGTGGTATACTAGACTTTGTAAGCCATATATCAGTTCTCATTTTAATAACTATACGTTCTTTTACAGCAGGTAAAGCCTTGTAAAAATCCCATATTTGATTAGGTGCTGATAATTGAAACTCATCATCTTTTCTATCGGCTTTACATTGATCATAGATACTAAACGGTGTAAACTCTGATAAGGTATTGTATAAGAGTTTATGGTTTTCTCTACCTATATTTTCAAATCTTTTTTCACCTGTGTAAACGAATCCTATATCCATTTCCTATTACCAACTCCTTTAGTTTATTATATGGTACATCTTTCCAAGGTTCATAGTTTTCAAGCCAATGTAGTGCTGGCTTCATTTTATCCACACCGTCTCTACTGTTACAATAACTTAATAGATAATCGTAACACACTTGTTTGTCGTTAGGATATTTTTTATATGTTTGCCTTGTCAAATATAATCTACATAATATTTTTCTTCTTCTATTTTTACTTATAATTTTAAAACACTTATTACCACTTCTTAAATCATTTGGACTTAATGAGTTCAACTCTTTCATTGTATCATTATAACTTAATAACTTATCTCTCTTAGCGATAATCATAAAATCTTCTACAACTTTAAACTTATTTTTAACTTGATACTCTACACCCATTTCACCCTCTAGCCAATTTGATCCTAGATAGGCAACATCATTTTCACCATTTAGAATCTTATTTAATTCACTCATTATAACATCAATTGATGATTTTGTAAACCATAGGTCGTTTCTCATTCTAATTATATAAGGGTTTTTGGTCAATCTTACAGCATTTATATACTGCCAGACCTGAACACCACCACCTTGACCTCGTCTTAAATTATCAGGATGCCAATAAGCGTCATTACCACCTCTAACATACGGACAATTAGTAAACTTTCTCTCACCATCACCATTATAAAATTCGTGTATCTGATAATCTTTTAATCTATCAAAAAACATTTGGTGGTTTTTAGACCTAATACTTTGATTGTGTCTTATATCGCCAGTAAAAACCACATCTATCATATGAAGTCTTTTAAATTATCTGTATCTCTTTTTAAATTTATTGATGTCGCTCTTGGATATGGATTAGCTTCGTTGTAGTCATTGACTATAATTCTTCTAACGTTTTGTAGGCCACTCACTAGTTCATAATTTTTAAAACCTAAACTATCTAGTATCTCTCTCGTTCTATCATCATATTTTTTAAATCTGGCTGTGGTAAATATTATTTGAGAGCCTTTGTCTTGGTACTTTAATAGTGTCTTTACATTTTCCTCTAAAGCCACAGGTGCCTCGTGGTACATTGCTTTAGGTTGTGCCTTAATTAATGTGCCATCTATATCACAGAATATAACTGGTCTATCATTGTATTCAAACCAATCTTCAGCCGTGCCTACATCTACATAGTTTGTAATCTGTTTTTCTAAAAATATATGTTTGTTCATTAAACAATCTTGTATAATATGAGATACAAATATTTCTTTTACATTTTTACTTTGTAATTTTTCATATGTTCGTTTGTATAAACCTACGTTATCAAACTTATAACCACCTACACAAAACTTATCTGACACCACTTTCTTTTCTATGATACCGTTTATGATACCTTGGTCGTTTGATATAACAAATGATTTACTAGACAATCTCTTTAATACTTCGTGTTCAGTAATACTTGATACACAAACATAATTACCCTCTGTTGGTATGTGATCAAAGAAACTATCACAATCTTTTATAAAAAATTCGTTATCGTCTGATATGTTGGCCCTCTTTAGTATTTCATATACCGTATGAGCAGGTCCTGTTGTGAGTTCGTCCAATACAACTACATTGACAAGCTTATCATATGTATTTTTTATGTATGTTGATATATTATATTTTGTGTCGTGTTCTTTTAATATTCCTATTGTAACGTTGTATTTGCCAATGTAGTATTGTATTGCCCTCTCAAACATCATCATACCCTTGTAATCAGTTAAGGTAAATTTTGGTCTCATATTAGGAAATCTAGTTGATAATCCAGCCGCTGGTAAAATTATTTCCATAGTCTATTCATTTCTTTTATTAATAATGCCTCTTCTTTACTAAATGGTTTTGTATATCTATAAACTCTTAATAACATTAATATTAGTATATAATTATTATTTGCTAGTTCAAACTTTTCTAATAATTTATCCTGTATATTTTCTACTTTAACATCTAATAATAATTTAGTGTCTCTTAAAAACCATTTACATTCTAAATCTTGTCTTAACTTAGCTATATCAAATATATATGAATCATATTCACTTGTCATACCATCTATAAAATAAAACTGACCATCTTCACCATATATTATATTTTCTAGTGTTAGATCACCAAAGTATTTTGATCTAGGTAATCTTTTAGGTAACTTTTCTAATAATTGTTCTTTAGTAAATATTATTTCACTAGGTAGTTTTATATATTTTAGTTTATCTACATAAACACTTGTATAATCGTTCATTTGTACATCATCACTAAATTTAGATAATGTATCTGTTAAAAAATCTGTAAGTCTTTTTGTATCTCTAACAGCTAAATAAGATTTCATATCTAGTCCGTGTATATATTCCATATCTAAAACGTTGTTACCGTAAGTGTAAACTTTAGGCACATTAAAATGTTGAGATAGTTCGTTTAACTTAATATAGTTTCTATCAACATTTTCCATTTTTCTAATAAACAAACCAGTATTGTTTCTCATTAAATATATTTTACTACCAGAAAAACCTTTTAACTCTTTAATAGTGTGTTCATTCATTGGTATTTTTACTATTGAAATTGATGAAGTCATCATTGTTAGCAAATTGATCTTTATTCTCTCTAAACTTAGCTCTTGCTCTTTCAAGCCCTATTTTATATTTTCTTTTTCTATCGCCTTTGTAATCAAAAAACAAAGCGTTAGGAAAAAAATAATGACCATAAACATCATCAATATTTGTACCTACTACATCACCACCATAAGGTATAATTAAAACTTTACAACCCATTATGTTATGTACACCAAGTTTACCAGAGCCTTTAACACCTTTAGTTAGTATACCTTTTTCTAAAAATAAACTTTCATAACTTTTCTGGTCGCCATACCAAGCTCTATTTTCTTTTTTAAGTTCGTAAAACTTTTCTAGTCTATAATTAAAAAAGTCAATAGTATTTTTAGTTCTTTTCTTTTGTATTATTAGAGCATTGTTCACTCTGGATTTTCTTCTTAATGGTATCGCAATATCAAAATCATTATCATCAACCCATTTGTTAAAATTACCATTAATTAAATGGTCACAACCACTTGATACAATTGTGCCATCTATGTCTGCCTCATTAAATACATATGTCTCTGCTAAAGTTTTTGACTCAATTATATTTTTATCTTTTAAACCTTTTACTCTTATCATATCAAAAGGTCTACCACTCTCTGGCATTATCTCTGTAATCTCATCACTCGCTACAGAAAACTTTGCCTGGTCTCTTGTATGATACCAACCCATAGATGTCCTATAACTATCTAAATAATAATCATAGCCTTCACCAAAACTATTGAAGTGTTTTACTTCTTCAGGTTCTTCAATGCCGTCATTAAAATCTTTTCTTTTAAAAAATGGTATAAAATTAATCATATTTTATAAAAAGTATATTTCAATGTTATTTCTTCTTCCGCTTTTATATCACGCAAGGTAAATAAACTATACCTATCTCCCTCTTTAATTTTTATACAATTAGGTTCATCACTATGATTTATAAAACCTCCTAATGGTGTTCTTATAATTTCACCTTTAACAATTATATGGGTCATACCTAAATTAATATTACCATCAATATCTGTTTTAGCAAATAAACCCATACCCTCTATGGTACTTCTTCTAATATATAATTCGTCTGGTAATGGTTGATATGTCATATTAATTCTTTTACTACCTCAATAACTTTTTTATAATCCACGCCAGGATAAATTGGTAAACTTACCTGCTGTGATGATATTAAATCTGTAACAGGTAGTGAATACTTATCTGTTTTATAAGCAGGTAGTTTGTGTACAGGTAAAGCATAATGACATTTTAATTCTACGCCTTTTTCTTTAGCATACGAAATAAGTTTATCTCTATGTTTGTGTAGTATAGGGTAAATGTGGTAACTATGTGTTACTTGACCTCTTACTGAACAATTACGAAAGTGCCTGTCATATTCTTTAGCAATTAATGTTTTTTCTTCTAATACTTTTTTAAAATTATCAATCTTATGATATAAAAATCTACCATTAATTGTTGACATTCTATAATTATAACCTATCTCATCTTCTTTCCAACTTCTTGCTTCAGAGATATAATCATTGTATTCTTTATTCATAGTAATACAAGCACCAGCGTCACCAAAAGCACCTATGCCTTTGCCTGGGAAAAAACTAAAAGTTCCTATGTCACCAAAAGTACCCACGTGTTTATTAACTCTACGAGTACCGTGTGCCTGTGAACAGTCCTCTATTAGTTTTACATTTCTTTTCTTACACATCTCAGCAATCTTTTCTATCATTGCTGAATTACCATATAAGTGAACAACTATAACTGCTTTTATAGTAGGATTATTTTCTAATGTATTTTCTAACTCATCTGGATCCATACAATAAGAAAGTTGCTCTATGTCAACATAAACAGGTTCAGCACCAACATATTTTATAGCAGCCGCTGTGGCTCTAAATGTATGAGATACCGTGGCAACTTGGTCACCTGGTTTAATGCCTATTGCCTTTAATGCTAAGTGTAAGGCAGCTGTGCCACTAGATACACCTACACAATAACCAGCACCTGTAAACTGCCTAAATCTTTCTTCAAAGTCTTTTGTATCGTAAATATAGTTATTGCTGTTCATTATTGTATCTAGTTCAAGCCTAGTCATATCTTTTACTTGCTCAGTAATTGATGTCATATCATAATATTTTACCATTGATTTACCCAACTTTGTATCTTTAATGATCTTTCTAATGATGTTAATGGTTGCCTGTCTTCTTTTACACTATTTTTAAATTCTTCATAGCCTTGAGCTAATGGTTCTATCATATCAGGTATTTCTATGTTTGTATAACCTTTAACAGAATTAACATTATAGTCATCACCTAACTCGCCTGTGTTATATACTTTTACTTTTTCTACCGATATATCATCAAATATAATAGATGAATTTGAGCCTGCTAATATGATTTCTCTTTTCTTTACAGGACTTACCCAATTTACATTAATGGTAGCAGTAAAATTATTTGTAAATTTTAAATTTAATATTGATTGATTTGCTTTGTCGTTTATATGATTGTTCTTTATAATACTTTTTTTATCTAACACTAGGTCTGGATACAAATAATCTAATATAGATAAATCGTGTATTGCTAAATCTAGTATAGCGTCAACATCTTTTTGAAATAAACCTAAACTAATTCTATGACTATCGTAATATAATGGTGTGCCAATATCTAATGATTTAATTTTTTGTATTGCTGGGTGGTAAACAAATGTGTGGTCTACAAATACTTTATTATCTTTTCTTATCTTTATTAAGTATTCAATATCTTTTGTTTTAATACAAGCAGGTTTTTCTAACCATATATTCTTACCTGCTATTAGAAATGTGGTTGCTAATTCAAAATGTGTATCTGCTTTTGTAGCAATAGCAACGGTATCATATTCTAAATTACTTTGATATAGTTCATCTTTACTAGAAAAATATTGAACATCATAAAGTTCTTTTGCTTTGTCTAAATTCTCTTGGTTGTTATCACATATAGCAACTAAATCTTTACCAAAAACTCTGGCTAAATTCTTACCCCAATAACCATAACCTATTAAACATATTCGCATATAAACTTACCATTCTTATATAGACTTCGTTTTACTTCTTTGCCATTTACAATAGGATATTGAAAGGCAGGAAATATCAAAGCTCTCAATTTGTTATGTGTATCTAAATCTTTAGGCTCAACAACCATACTTTTAAGTGATTTATAGTCAACACTTTCTCTATCATAATATTTACCAGCTAGTTTTTCATCTTGTGGTTTAGACTTATAATTATTATCTATAACATTTTCTATCTTACATTTAAATAGTTTGACAGCAGTATTCATAAGTCTAACATAGTTCTCTTGTGCTGTATGATTTATTCTAATCTTAAATTTCATTTGTGATATAATAGGTCCACCATCAATACTATTATCTATTTCGTGTAAAGTTACACCACTATATCTCTCACCATTGTATAGTTGAACAAAATTAGTATGACAACCTCTATACTTTGGTAGTAAACTAAAATGTAAATTAAAAAGTTTCTTTGACTTAAAATTTTCTGTTTTAATAATCTGATCAAACTCAACAGAAAAAAATATCATATCTTCTAAATCATAACAATCGTTTAATCTATATTCTGTATATCTATTCTTTAATAGATACTTTTTAAAAGAGGGCTGCCAACCATCATTTACATCATCATCTGAATTAGCAACACCTATAATTTTGTGTTTAGGATATTTGTTTCTCAAATACTTATGTGCTTCAATAGCACATTTGTTTTTACCTGCTATTACTATGTGCATATACCCTTTCACTACTAATTCTAAACACCTCTTTGTAATTTATTGATTTTAAATATTCATCAACATCATCACTAGATAGACCTTGTTTTACTAAAACTTTACCTTTTACTTCTACGTGTACAAAAGGTTTATATTCTTCTATCATTTTCTCACCACCTTTTAATACTTCTATTTCAAAACCCTCTGTATCTACCTTAATGTAATCTATCTTTGGTAAATTCATATCATCTAGTTTTCTAATTGTTATGGTTTGATTACCGTCTTTTGAAGCGTGTGTATTACCTGTTTCTGCTGGATTATAATTTACTTTTATATTATCATTCTTAGCACCTAGACCAACAGAATATGTTGAGTAATTTTCAGCAATAACATTTTTTGCTAAACATTGTCTGACTTCTTCTATGGGTTCAAAGGCATAAACGTGTTTAAATTGTTTACACATATCTCTTAACCAAAAGCCAACGTGAGCGCCTATGTCAATGGCATTACCATCTTTATTTACAAACTCTAGTATAGCGTCTCTTTGTTTCTTTTGATATTCACCATCTAAAATCCATCTATCAAAATCTGTGTCTGTATCTGGTAGCCACCACCCTTTTACTTGTTTCATCTTTTAATTTCCTTAGCCTTTGGCATTTCTTGTTTTTCTAATACAACCACGTTTTCATAAAAAGAAATACTATTTGTTGAGTTATTAAATCTAACTTCGGTGTCTTTGAACGGATATGATTCTGAAATTTTACGGCTCATAGTTCTTCTTACGTTCATTTCATCAATTTTGTTTTTCATATATGTCATAAAATTATCAGGTTTATCTTTGTCTTTACTAGGCCAATAATTTAATTCTATATCTTCTATAAGATATACACCAGGTTTTCTAACGTGGTAATACATTTCATCAAAGGTAGTCTTTTGATCTTTTGCTCTATGACTACCATCATCTATTAGTATGTCAATTCTAGGTACTTTTGCCTTAACGTTTCTTAAAAAAGATACATCACCTTGATCACCTATGAATATTTTTGTTCTATCTGATTGGTATTGTAAACATTCTTCATCTATGTCTATACCAAAAATATTAGCCTTTGGAAAATATTTTTCCCACAATCTCATTGAGCCGCCTTTTAATACACCTATCTCTAGTATGTTTATTGGCTGGTCTCTAAACGGAGCAAAGTGTTTATCATATATGTCGCCATAATTAGACCACTTTAATATACTCTCGCCTGTGTGTTCTTTAAATAGTTCGTTAAATTTTTTCATTAAGATTTTAACCACCTGTCATTATTTAAAGTCCAATTTACAACCTGACTTATTCTTTCTTCAATAGAAACTTTTGGTTCCCAACCTAACTCTTTCATAAATGAACCATCTAAAGCATATCTTAAATCGTGGCCGGGTCTACTAGTATGAAAGTCCACCATTTCATATTTTAATTCTTTGTTTTGTGCCATAGAAATCTTTTGTGCTAACACTAAATTATCCCATTCAACAGGACCTACTAAATTAAATTTAGGACACTTAGCACCACCGTAATCTTTATCTAAACCACTAATTTTATCCTGATTTTTTAATAAAAATAACATACCATCAGCCACATCTTTAGCGTGTATGTAGTGTCTGCTACCTGGTATTTTTTTATCTTTATCACTATGAATAGTGACCAAATTACCATCTCTAACATTTTTGATTGTCATTGGTATAAATTTTTCTGGATGTTGTCTTTCACCAAATACATTCATTGTATGGGTAATATAGATTGGCATATCATAAGTATTTTCAAAAGCAACACACAACTCCTCACCACCTGCCTTTGTAGCAGAGTATGGATTAGTTGAGTTGTATCTATCTCTTTCTTTATAGTTTACACCTTTTGGTGCTGGGCCAAATACTTCATCTGTTGAAAAGTAAATAAATCTTTCCAAGTTTTCTTGTTTACGGCCAAAGTTTAATATATTACAAGTAGCTACAACGTTATCTAATACAAATGTCATAGGGTCTTCTATTGATCTATCTACGTGTGATGAGGCAGCCATATGTACAATATAATCAAACTTACCAAGGTCAGCAGTCAACATTTCATTTACCTCAGCTCTTAAATCGTGGTAAACTATTCTAACTCTTTTTTGTGTTTCTTTATCAAACTCTTTCATCATATCAGAAATTCTATTTAAATTACCAGAATAATCTAATCTATCTAACGATACAATTTCCCAATCTGTATTTTGTAGTAAATGTCTAATTGTGTGGTGTGCTATAAATCCAGCACCACCTGTTAATAGTATTCTTTTTTTTACATCATCAAATATTTTCATATCTTTTTCCTCAAACTCATCCATTGTTTTGCTATTACTTCTGGTAAGTGATGTTTCATTATATGTTTTTGGCCTTGTTTTATTTTATTCAAAACTGATTTAGGATTGTTTATTGCCCACTTAATACTATTTTGTATAGAGCCCCAGCCTATAAAATCTATATAATTTCTATAACTAGTTACACCCCTAGTAGTTATAACATATCTACCTTGTGCTATACTATCTATAACTCTATTAGGGCTTTTAAAAGCAATCACCGGTGAGAAACCATCAACAGGTATAGGTATTAATACAAAGTCACTTTTTCTTACCATTTCTTTTTGTAGTTCGTAATCCCATTCATACATTTTTAAACGGCCTTTAGGGTGGTAATGATGAGTTAGTTCTTCCGAAACTTGTAGATGTTTTTGTGTCATACAATTTAGTGTGTAATTTGCTCCTAGTTTTTTACAAACAAAGTCTAAAATAGCTATGGTTTCTTCCCAATCCACTAACGAAAAACTTTTACGACCACCAAAATAACAAAAATTTAAATTTTTTAGGTCTGGTTTAAATCTAGGTTCTTCAATGCCTCTTTCAAAAGGGTCGTCTATGATTATAGCTGTCTTACCTGATTCTTCAAATATCTTTGCTCTTAACTCTTTACAAGTGGTTGTAATTAAGTTAGCGTGTTTACAACCAGTATCCATTATTTTTGTATTTTCAATAGAGTCTTTACCTAATCGCCACTTGTTATCGCATATGTCAAATACAAACTTAATACCTTTTTCTTTTAAATATAAAAAATCTTTTACGCCAATTGACTTTGACATAATTACTAAATCATCTTTATTAGCCTCTTCAACTTTATCAATAAAACCATCTGTTGGTAACATATGTTGTAACGGTATTAAACCTCTAAATCTTTGTGAGGCTCTTTTAGGTATTTTACCTTTTTCAAGGAAGGCTCTGGCCTTTGGTAATAAAAATTTTATATTCATTAATATAATGTTGCTTTATGAGGTCCTAGTTTAAAGTTATTAGGTTTTTGGCCACCTTGTAATTGATTAATTACTTTAAATGCCCAACCACTTGCCATTTCTTCGGATGTAAATTGACATAATGATAGGTAAAACATATGTTCTATTATATGTCCTTCTTTAGGATATTTTGGATTGTCTATGTTTTTAATATCTGTATTAGACAAATAGGCTCCAGCGTTAGGCCCTAAAGTTGTAGCAGGAAAACCTTTTACTATTGCCTCTAACGAAGCAATACTATTAAAAGTAATTAGTGAATCAAATTCTTCTTTTATTAATTGATCTTGTAAAGAAAAGGATTGTCTGTCACTTCTACTTGCTTTTGGTCTTAATACAATCTCTCTGTTTGTGTATTTTTTTGACTCTTTTAAAAATCTTTCAGTCCATTCACCAGCGTCACCACCAAAATGATTAAATACTTTTTGACTAGGTGGCACTAGTAATATTCTGTTTGATCTTGCTCGTCTAGTGTATATTTGATTTGTTCTTAAACCTAAACCCATTCTATCAAATCTATCATCAAAGATGTGTTGTTCTTTGTGATGAAAGGTCCTAGGCATTGATTTTGTAGGATCGTTCTTATATTTTACACCATATGTAAGACCAAATAGTGTTTTATAAATTTCTTTTCCACCTATATGATTTAAAGTTTGTAAATTATTTTTAGAAATTCTATGCCACTTTTTAGTACCAAAGTTACCAAAATAACCTGTGTCAATATAATAAAAGTCTATGCCTTTTTCTATGCATTTATGAATAAGTGGTGATTTACCAAGACCTCTAAAAATACAAGGCGATTTATCATTATCTAAATCTAGTCTTTCAGTTCTAACGTATTCACAATCAGTTATACCTTGAGCACAAGCGGCTATGTAAGGGTCTGTTCTATTTTTACCTTTTCTTTCTCTTTCGTCTGCTTTATCGGTTGCCCAATCTACTGCTCTAATCATTTTTGCCTTTCTAAAAATTTTCTAAAGTAATCGCCCTTTTCTATTTGTGCTAAAGTCCAATGACTTTCGCCAAGGCCGTGTAGAAATTTATCTCTGTCTAAATCGTAATTAGGGTTTTCTATATCTTCTAATTTACCAGCGCTCATAGGTGTTAGATAACCTGTCGGGTGAGTTACAAACAATGCCTTACCCTCTATAATTGCTGGCGCTCCAGATGATGATGTAAACACCACAACAGCATAACTATCTCTTACCTCATCAATTAAATTGGGGTAGTTGTTTCTAGGAGAGTGTATATCAAAATCTTTTATATCGTTCTTTGCTGAGTATAATTTTTTAATATCTTCTTCAGCTGTAGGGTGACCCATACCACTATGAGTTCTTACAACAATATATCTATCTGTATATTTTCTTAATGTCTTTGCTGTCTCTATAGCCCAATCAGCAGCGTTTACACCGTGGCCTGAATAACCACCAGTCCCTCTATTACAACATATATAAATTTTTTTACCTGTTTTTGTATATGGTCTTACATCTATACCACAGGTGTTTCTCATATATTCCCATTTATTAGGTTTAGGATTATCATTAAAATAATTTGTTTCATTAGGAAAAACTTTACCGTAAGCAATTCTAACAAATGAGTTGTGTAAGTGTTGTCTAACTTTTTCATAAGAGTTTAAAACGTTACTATCAAAGTACCATATCTTACCTGCTGGTTCATATCTTTCTATAAGTCTTTTTCTTAAAGTTAAACCAACTCTTGCTTCTTTTTTAGGATATGTTCTTTGATAATTAAAACAAAATACGTGAGAGTATCCGTTCTTAACTTCACTTTCTGGTACTAATTCTGCTCGCCAATTATCATTAGCTACTTGACCAACACCTTTAGCAAAAGCCTTAACTAAATCTGCTTTATAACCAGCCGCTGTGGTTGTTTGTGTATAAACGCCTATCGTATTCATTATAAACCTATTTGAGTTGATTCTTTAAAGGTATCAAACCATTCGTCAGCATAGTGACAATCTTTATATTTTTCAAAATAAGGGCCGCCCTCTGTATAATGTACTAACTTAGCATTCTCATTATACTCATATTCACCAACTAAATGATTCCATTCTACACCTAAATTACCAATTAAGTTTTCACTCTCTAGCCATTTAAATTGATGTAGTTCTAAACCTGTGGCACTATTCACATAATCGGGTGATAATGCTGTACACTTAGCATTATTAAATATCATCATACTAGACCAGTTCTTTTTAGGATATGGTGTTTGTGGTTGATTCATAAATTTAATTGTGCTAGTAGGTGTGTAATCGTGCTGTACACATTGTACGGCATATTTTGTAGTTCTTAATCGCCATAGTTCAGCAATATTAGCTCTCGATAACATATCACAATCCATAAAGATGGCGTGGCCAGAATAATTACAAAGATAAGGTACGAGAAACCTACTAAAGGCAAACTCGGTAGATTGTATCTTTAATCTTTCTCTAACAAATATGTCTTTTATATTTTCTAATCTAATTGGTGTTATAGAAATAGGTTGTGTAGAGTGTTTTAATAAACTATGTGATAGTGTGCTAAAGGCCACCTTTTCATTGTTATCATATCCTACAAATATTCTAATCATTAATATTTTCTAACAATATGTTTTCTTAATGCTCTTGTTAGTTCCTCTATCTTATCTATAATAGAAATCAAACTAGGGTCTGTAATATACTTACCTGACTCTTTTGCTTGATCTCTCAAATCGTTATACTCTTTTACGGATATTCTTACCATAGGTGTTGTATCACGTGTTGATTCATTTTCAAATGTTTTGTCCATTGCTTGTGTATCTTCACCATAAGAAATACCGTTTTCATCAACAAACACATCATTCTCTGGAAATGTTTTTGTCATTATTTAATCCCCTCATTTACTAAATGACCTTGACTTTCTCTTTCTATGTCATTGTGGTCAAATTCTGCCCAATATAATTCAAATGCTACACCATCTTCCATACCTATAAACTCGTGGAATAATCCTGGTTTAACGGTAGTAAAATCGCCAGCATTTAATATTGTTTCATCTATTAAACCTGATTGTTTACCTTGTTGCCATACTCTAATCATCATCTTTCCTGATTCAACATAAAATCCATTCCATTTAAATTTATGTCTGTGTTTAGAACACGCTACATTTTTTTTATATTCAACTCTATGAAATTCTAAAACTCCATTTTTGTGAATCATTTCCGTTTGACCCCATATCTTGCCTGCTTTATTGCTCATCTTAACATCACTCCTGCGTCTTTTCTTCTTTTACCTTTTAAGTGGTCACAATACTCAGCCATATATGTGTCAGGCCAAGGATTGCCAACCTTATCAATAGTTGGTGCTAGATTATGTGTTCTAATACCGTGTAGATATTTTTTTCTTACACAATCCCAAACATAACTATCGTGCCATTCTCTTTCTTTGAATAGCAAATCTTTTGTATAGTGTCTTCTTAAATTATATATAAAACTTTTTGTAATGGGTTCCTTTAAATTATAACCTACAAAACCACATTCACTATAATAACTTGGTCTATCTATAAATGAGACAGCACAGCCCTCTGGTAAAAACTTTCTTATTACTTCTTTCTCTGTTATGGTTTTCTTAAATATAATATCAGCGTCAGCCCAAAACACATAGTCATAATCACAATCAAGCATTAAGTGTGTCTTAGCAAATATCTTATAGGCAAATCGTATAGCGTCCATCTTATAGTCTGTTGTAGTTTCTTTATGTTTTTCATATTGACTATCTACATTTTTTGGTGAGTTTCTATCAATAAACTCTTGTAATTCTGGATTGTATTTGTGTATGTCTCTAAAGAAGATACCCTCTTTTGCTGGATGCCAACCCTCGTGGTAAACATATAGATCAAATGGCCAATTATATGTCTCAATAAATTTATGAGCATAATAATCGTAAAGTCTTTTATTAAATGTGGTTACTAATGCTATTTTCAAAACCTGCCCTCATTATATAATAACTATCAACAATATCGGTGATAGGGTTGTTTAATGTTTGTTGATCAAATGCTTTCATTAAATCAACGCCTTGTGTTTGTGTAAACGTTTCGTACATTTTTTGTTTGTCAGCATTGCCTTTACCTGTGGCCAGTTTTTTGACAACGCTAGGCACAATTGTTTTACAAGTAAATCTTTTTTGTAATCTGTATTTGAGAATACCGCCGTTTTCAGCAATTTGAAACACAGCTTGCCCTTTTGAGCCATACGAATAGCCCTCAATGAATACGTGTTTGTTTTTTTGTTTTTTGTGTAGTGTGTCGAGTATGTGTAAAACCCAACTAGATAAGTTTGTAAATCTATCAATAGGACTTTTAAATTCTTTGTGTTCATAACCTATAACGTTCTCTAACATTTTACCAATGTATTTCTTTTTACTTGTTAGATAGTAAAAATAACAATCACTAAACGCTGTGCCACCATTTGTTGATACACAAACGGCAGGACTGTTTAAACTATAATCAATTCCAATTATCGTCTTCGTCTTTATTAACCCACTCAACTTCATCCTCCTCATTATCTACCTCATATCCACAAAAGGGACAAGTAAAAGGTTGTAAATCTTGTTCTTCAATATCCCATATTATAGAATATTTAGTTTCGCAGGATGAACAGGTTTTTTCTACTTTGTTTGCCATTATAGTTTAAAAGATTTAAATTGATCTTTTTTTACATCTTGTTTTATGCCACCAATAACATAAGATTCTATCTCTGTTTCTTGTGGAGCATTTTGTGTTGATCTACTATTCAACCAATGGTCAACCCAAGGTAATGGATTTGTTTTTTGGTCGTAAGCAGGTGCTAATTGTATGGCTTTCATTCTTCTATTTGCCATATATTCTACAAACTGGTGTAAAAGTTTTTCTGATAAACCTATCATTGAGCCTTTACTAAACAAATAAGTTGCCCAACGTTTCTCTTCCTGTACAGCCTCATCATACATTTTGTAAACTTCTTTTTCTGTTTCTTTTATAATCTTTGTAAAGTCTTTATCGTTTTCATAGTCTTTCCAATTATTAATAATTCTTTGTGACATTGCTAAATGTTGGCTTTCATCTCTAGCAATAAATGATATAATCTTAGCAGAGCCTTCTAATTTTTTTAGTTCACCAAAAGCAAAACTACAAGCAAATGAAACATAAAATCTTAAGCCCTCTAGTATGTTTACTGATACCATAGCTAAATATAATTTCTTTTTAAGTTCATACATATCAACTTTATCTGGTGTTAATGTCCATTGATAACCCATTTTAATTAAGTCATCATAAGTTTTTGTTACACTTTCTGCTCTTTTTTCAATCTTCTCGTCTTGTATAATAGTGTCAAATACTTCACTTGGTTGTGAGTATAAGTTTTTAATAATGTATGTATAACTTCTACTATGAATTGTTTCCATAAAGTCCCAAGTAACAATGGCACCCTCTAATTCTGGTAAAGATACAAAAGGTAAAAATGCTAAACAAGGGCCTCTACCTTGTACACTATCTAACATTGTTTGATATTTTAGATTAGAAGTAAAGATAAACTTTTGTTCATCTCTTAATTCAAGGTAATCGTTTCTGTCTTTTTGTAAAGACACTTCTTCAGGTCTCCAGAAATAACCTAATTGCTGTTGATTTAATTTATCAAATATAGGATACTTCATATTATCATATCTTTGTATTTGTAAATCATCACCAAAAAACATTGGTTGTTTTGTAGCGTCTAATTTTTTGTCTTTATTTAAAACAGTTTTACTCATTATTGTATTCGTCCTTTTCTTTTACATTTCTTTCTTTGTCTTCATAAAAGTAATCATTACTATCACCAAATGCCCATTTGGACTCTTGTTCACAATAAAAGTTTCTAGTTGAAACTTGAAAGTCTGGTCTCTTTAATTCTTTAGGTGTTAAACTTTGTTCATACCACAGCATTCTATTATTAGGTTGAGCAAAGAATTGACCATTGTCTAACTTACCAAAATTGTGTTGTTTATGTTCAGATGGCACCTCACTAACTCCTGTGTCTATCATATTTACATCACCGTGGCAACTATCTATTGTAAACATATATTCACCTTTTATTCTACCACCACCTTTTAACATAATTTCTACATCACAATTCTTTAATAATCTTTTTGACCATAACTGAATATTATTACTAAAACTATCCCATAACTCTATGGTACTTAAAGGTAATAATTCTTCTTCTTTATAGTCTTTTTTCCATACAAAAGCAGATAACGGAAACTTATCAAAACAAGCGCCATATTCTGGTAGATATGCTTCAAACATTAAAGCACGACCTTGTACAGATTTTACAGCGACCATAACTGCCTCAACTAACTCGCCGTGGCCTTTTTCTAAATCGTGTAAGTATTCTTTTCTTACCCAACATTTAATATACGGTGTGTTTGCTACAAAGTTCATTTAAATTGTACAAGACTCGCAAGCCTCGTCCTCTGTTTCTTCTTTTTTATCCTCAACAGGAGTATCGTAATCAATACTATGTTGTGGTTCGTCTTCGTCTTTCTTACTATCATACGTATTTTGATAATAAGATGTTTTCCATCCTAACTTATATGTTGTCAACAAGTCCTGTGCCATAACTGATATAGGTACTTGGCCGTCTTCAAAATGTTCAGGATTATATGACCAGTTACCAGATATTGCCTGGTCAAAATACTTTTGCATTACACTAACGATATTTATATATCCTTCGTTGCTCTTCATATCCCATAATAAAGTATAATTGTTTTTTAATTTCTTATATTCTGGTACGACCTGTTTTAATGGGCCTTTTTTAGATTTCTTAACACTTAAATAATCTCTAGGTGGTTCAATGCCGTTTGTAGCATTTGAAACCACACTAGAGGATTCTGATGGCATTTGAGCCGAGAGTGTGCTATGTCGGAGGCCCGACTCTTTTATTTCTTTCCTTAACCACTCCCAATCATAAGTTAGATTTCTGGTTACAACCTCATCTACCTCTTTCTTGTAAGTGTCTATCGGTAAGATACCATCGGAATATTTTGTTCTATCAAAGTAATCACATTTGCCTTTTTCTTTAGCAACTTCGCTACTAGCCTTTAATAGATAATATTGGAAAGCTTCTGTTAGTTTATCAACTTGTCGCCAACCTAATTTTTGTTCGTAAGTATATCCTTTTTTAGCAAGATAGTGAGCAAGGCCAATATAACCTATACCTAAACTTCTTCTAGCTTTTGTGGATATTTCAGCAGCCTTTACAGGATACTGTTGATGATCTATAATCTCATCTAAACTTCTAACTGCCAAGTCACATAAGTTTTCCAACTCATCTCTTTTGTCAATTGTACCTACGTTGATAGCAGATAGAATACATAAAGCAATCTCTCCCTCACCATCAATGTGTTGTAAAGGGTCTGTTGGTAAAGTTATTTCTTGGCATAAGTTTGACATTCTAACTAAATCTTTAAAACTAGAGTGAGTATTACAATGATCAATATTCATAATATAGATACGACCTGTTTCTGCTCTCTCTTTTAACATATTCATAAAAAGATT